AAATGTTTTTATTACTTCTTGCTAGTGCTCTTGGTCGCAACGCCAGTGATCTCGCTGGTCTTAACAGCAACCTTTTCCGTACCCTTGCTCGCACGGAAATAAAGAGCCTTCTCATCAGCCTTATAGCGGATCATAACGCGATAGCCAAACTTCTTGGCCTGCGCACGAATACGCTGCTGCATTGAGTTATACGGATTGCCAGCATAAACATTGTCAATCTTGACAGACTTGCCGTTGTTAGCCGAGTCATGAAGATTATCAATAATCATCTGCAATTCCTCAGACACTCTACCGACCCGAGAAATTTCAGGAAAGCTGTCAACTTGCGTAATCTTAATAGCCATTTTATTTCTCCTATGTTGTATGTGGGATTTGATGCGCACTAGCTGGTATGCCCATCTATTGCGATGAATGAGAGCATAGCGATACGACATAGGGCGCGCAACCCGATAGCAAGAAAATCTTAAAAAATCTTATTCTTTAGTCTGTTCGGTAAGCTGGTCAGCGAGAATTTTCTTGAGCTTTTCATTTTCAAGTTTTAACGCAACTGTTTCAAGATACAAAGCGCCAATAGTCTTAGACATTTCTGCAATAATTTCCTGCGGCGCTACCGCAACTGTTCCTACAGGGATTCCAGCCATTTATCCACATCCATTTTCTTTTCACTAAACCCAGGCACAAATGTGCCAAGATCTCTATTATACTGCTGGACAGTACCAAATTCAGGCATTTCTTCATTAATTTCGTAATATTTATCTGGCGTTAATATTTCAATATTAATTTCAGTATTAATATCAATATTTTGAACACAGGTAAACACAGCCCCGGCTACAGCATCAGCTAAGTCTTTTGATCCAGAATTTGGGTGATCAATTTTATTATTTCCAAATAATCTTAACTTCAATAATTCTTCTTCAACTAAAAGTTCATTCCAGTAACCTCTTAATCTACCATCATAAATAGCTGTCATAAGAGTGTCATAATCTGTCTTTTTTACGCTATGGAAATCTGCATTAATTCCCTGATTCTTTAAGCTCTGAATCATCTCAACAGATTGCCAGCGGTCAAAACTAACTTGAGCTACATCAAATTTACGACATAAATCAACAATCATTTGTCTGATCGAAGCAAAGTTAATTTCTTGATTAGTGCTAGCCTCCCAAGAATGAACTAAATCTACATTTATTACTGGGAGCTGTTCAATACCACTTAAAGTTTTAACTTCTTTAAATCCAGCACAATGAACCATGCTTAACGCAGCTCGGTCTCTTTTCAAAGCTAAGTCAACATGGACAAATCTAGTTTTGCCATCAGTGTTATTAAACCACTTCTGGTAGGCGCCATCTTCATCAACAGGATTTTCTCCATACATAAAAGCTTTGCGTACAAGATCTGGATCTCTAAAATATGCGTCTTCCATATTCGGAGGATTGCATTCAAAACGAGATGCGGCTTCAACTGGATTTCTAATATATTCTGATGCCAAATCTTCTTTTTTAATAGTAGGATTAACTTCCCAAGTTGCAGCCTTTATGAACCAAGTTTTGGGCTCTTTCTTTTCTTTAGCGCCATAGTATCTCTGTTCAATAAAGTCGCCTTTGTATCTGGGGAACGATAAGAGAATAACTTTTCCAACTTCTGGAAATCGGGACATAACAGAAAGTTTACTCATGTTGTAAATACCAGAAGCTGAACCTTTAGCTCTAGTTTCCCCACGCAATTCGGCATCTGTTTTGAAAGCTGCAATTTCATCAAGCACTACAGTCAATACTTCATAACCTTCCCAACCTTCACTTTCAGAGTGACCAGAGAAACATCTTACTGGCCTTGAAAAAAAGAAAATCTCTTGAACTCTTGGTTCAAATCCGACTTCGTTAAAAAATGGAGAATTCAATAATAAATTTTTTAGAGGTTCAAAGAATACTCTTTGAGCTTGTTGAGCGTTTACCGCAAGATTGAGCAAGTCAATATACACACCATGAGCTTTGCCGTAGTAATTCAGTGGATCTCTGAGACAATGTAGTAAGTACGATGTATAAGCAATTGATATGCGAGAGCAATGGTCTTTTCCGCTGCCTTTACCAAGCATGCAAATAACTTCATTGTCTGTATATTTTTTATAATACTCACGACCAGCTTCTTCGCCATACAAAGAAATTAGAGTCTTCTCTTTCAAAATTTGTGTGCTATGCTTCACGATCTCTTCTTGAATTTCCGAAAGCGGGGGGAGGCCTAAATATTTTTTATCTTGGACAAACACTTGAATTGGCACGGGATCTTCGATAAGATCATCTGAACGCAAAAGCTTATCGAAATCTTTGATTTCTAAATTTAGACCGAGGTAGTCGCTCATAATTTTATTTCCCAACCTTTATGAGAAAGGTTTTCCGTCTCTTTATAGCAATATTTTTATGAAGCATCTGAACCCTGCATAATTTCAAGAGCAATTGAAAGTTCTTTTCGGACTTCCTCTGCAATATCAGGATGTTTAGCAATAACATCTCTGAGCACCCTGGAAAGAATTTGATTTACGCTTTCTGCTTTCTGCATTCTTGCAATAAATTGCCCGTCTGTTTGTCCGCCAGACAAAAGTTTATGGAGCTGTGCTTTTTTTGTAGCAACTTCACTTGCTAATTTAATTGCTTGAATTCTTGCTGGGACCATCCCGTGATCGGTAGCAATATTTATCGTTTCCCAAGCTTCTTTGCTAAGTTGATCAAATTCTTGTAAAGCTTTAATTGTATTAAATTGAACTTTTTCTAAAAAATACGGGTCTTCATCAACTTGTTTTGCAATAATTTTTTTATATTCATGAATAGCATTTTTTACTTTATCAACTGCAGACGCTGTAAGACTAGCTATTTCAGCGTATGAGTAACCTTTAACATGCAGAACGCCAACTTTATCGACATATTTTAATTTATCAATTAAATTTTCTTCTTCAACTTTTTCTATATTTGACATAATCTATTTGCCATTGTTTTAGTTACTTTATCCCATGTAAAATTTTGTGCAATATATTTAGCACCATTAAAAGTATGCTTTGCAATCTCATGGTAGTTATTAACTACATATAACATTTTATCACATAAATCATCATAATTTGGGATTGCCCACTCACCAGCCCCTTGATATATCCCCAACATTTTATCAGACGACCATTCAAAATCTAAAGGAAGAGAAAAATTTGCAAATTCAGTACATGCTGTAGCATTAGTACAAATTGTTGGTATTCCTTTTGCTATTGCCTGCATTGGCAGTAGCCCCCAGCCCTCGCCGCTTGTGGGATATAATAAACAATCAGCTTCATCATAAATTTTGGCTAATTCACTATCCGAAACTTCATAATCAATTAAACGAATTCTTGGATGACTCGAAAGCGGGTCTTTACCTCCATGCGGTCTCAATAATCTTGCATCGGGAGGACCATTAGATTTATAAATTAAATTTATATTTTGTTCCTTACCAAATAAACTAATAAAAGCATTAACAGCTATTTGGCTATTTTTTCTAGACGAAGGTGAACCAATAGATAAAAATGTAAAAACTTCTTTTCTTTCTCTAAATTTTGGATAATATAATTTAGGATCAACACCTAGCTTAAAATCATAAATTTTTGATTGCACACCAGATTCTTTAAAAATTTTTTTTGCCCAAGAAGAAGTTGTCCAAATTTCATCCATATCATTCATATATTTTATCCAATGAGAAGGGAGCCGAGTCGTCTCCCAATAAGAAAAACCAATTGAATATTTTTTGGCTTTTCTATACACATCTGGAAGACTATGGTTAATAATAACATTGCTGTTTACGACAGATTGATTAAAATATCCTATTTTGAAATTAGATAAATTTTGTAACTCATCTGGTATCGGTATCAAATCAATGTCAATATCAATACCGTGATTTTTTAATCCATTGACTATATTAGTAGAAGCAACGCCATAACCTTCACTTTTACGGCAAGCTCCATTTTCAGACCATAAAAAATTATTCATCTTTTGGAAATCTTAATTCTAATCCAACTTCTTTCGCTTCAGAATGCAATCTTTGATAATCATAACCATGCATTTTTATATATTCTACTCTGTAGTTGAACCAACCCTGAACGGCTTTCCAAAATTTTGGATCGGTATTTTTTTCAAGATCAATAAGTTCTTCAGTAGTCAAAAGAAAACTCAATACACCTAATGGCATATAAACAACCATGTCATAACCAGAATCTTTATCGGCTGTATATTCTTTTAGAAAATCTTGGAATTGCTGAATGACTCTCTTAACACCGTCACCAGCAAAATAATCAATATTGCCCATTGCATTTCTAATTCTTGGGCAGTAATCATCAACATGAGTAATAGTACCAAATGTCCTACAAACCATCGGACGGTAGCCATAAATAGTACAACCATTTTTATAGAAAGCACAATGTCTTTTAGTGACTCCACCAATTTCCCAATCCGCATCATACATTGCTTCTTTAAGATCGGATACCACTTGTTCCATCCAAGTATCAGCAACTTCCTGCCCCTTATCCTCAAGAGTAAGATAATATTGCTGACGCATTTTAAAAGCAATATTGGCACATTCTGCCATATGGATATTCAAACCAATTTTACAACAATTTCCAGAACCTAAACACTTAAATTGTGTAGCATTCTGTTTTGCCTCAATTACTCTGATTTGATTATAAATCATATCAAGTTTTGCAAAACTATTGATATCTTTAACGGTTACACTTCTTCTCATAATCCCATAGCCTTCTTTCTGTCTCTGTTTCTTTTTCGCATTAATCGCCTTCTTCTTTCCACTTCAAGCTGCTGTGGAGATTTTGGTCTGCGCCGACTTGTCGCAGCCAAATTTCTTCCTTTACCACGATACTTTAAAAGATCATATTTTTTAATCCAATTGTAAATTGCTTGAGGTGTTACTGTTATATTATAATTTTTTTTCAAATGTTTACAAATGTCTGTTAGATTCATTCTTCTTTTCACATACATATCCCAAAGGAAAGATTTATCTTTATACGGTGCTTGCGCCATCTGAAGATCCTAGCCCATAGTACCACATACCAATACCGATTGCGTCAACAATATCGTCATCATCAATTGATGAAATATCAAAATATTTTTCAACAATTTCACGCACCCTCTGCTTT